CAGCGGCCCCGACATTCGTCGGGGAGTAGGACGCACCTCCGGGCGTCCCGCCGCCGCCTTGTTTGTAGGCGAGGATTGGATTTAGGCCGGCAGCTTTCATGTCGGCCATAGTCCGCTGATAGCGGGTTGAGGCCATTCTTTCCTGAAAGGCCATTTGGGTTGCGGCCGCTTTCTTGGCGGCCTTGTTTTGCATGCTGGCGCCGATCAGGGAGGTAATACCTCCGATGGCAGCGCCGCCGATGGCGCCCCAGACCATTAGAAGTGATCGATAAGGCCGGGAACCGAATACATCGGCATCGGCCTGGCGCAGCGAAGAGAGAAGTAGGAATCGAAGAGTATATCCGGCTCGGTTGGAACCGCGATTACGCGGTCGACCGGAGGGGTCTCTTCGATGAAGGTAGACCCAAGCACGGGCAGAGCCGCGAAGTCTTGGGCGAGGTGCCACGTGTCTAAGGACGTGGCGTGGTTGGAGCGGAAGACGCCTGTGATGGTAGAGGGTTTGTAGCGATATTCCGCGAAGCGCTCTTGATAGCCGAACACGAGTTCGTCGGCGGCAAGGCCCTCTGCGAAGATTTCTTTATTGAGGACAGCTTGCTCGCCAATGTGGGAGAGCGCAGGCCAGTAGTAGTCCCACCGCGTAGAACGGGAGAACATCCGATTAAGGCCCTGTTGGTAGTTGAGATCAGCTCGGACGGAGACCATTCCGATAATTACACAGTGTTCCGTGAAAGATTTGGTGAAACCGTGATTATCGAGATGAAGGGTACCGAGCGCGGCAAGATTGCCTTGTGGAGAAGTGCCATCGGTGGAAGAGGTTTGAGCTACTGGATTGACGTTGATCGGGGAGCTTCCGCCCCCGAGATATTCCGGACGCTGAAGTCGTGCGTCCGGGGACACCACCCCGAAGTGAGAGCGGATAACCTCGGTGTACCGAGTGCCGCCGCGGGCGTCACGCTCGTAAAGTTTTTGAATTTGGAAAGCCTGCCGAAGTTCGTTGATGGTTGCAGCCGTCACGGCTGAGAGGTCGGCAGAGAGATCAGGTATTTTGGTGATGTTATCGCCGGCAAAGTCGAGTGGCCAAGCGCCGACGCCGCCCCAATTGTTACCAAGAGGGGGCGAGTTTCCGTAGGCGTCTGTTGTCGTGGCCGTGCCGGCGTTGACGTAGGCCGAGAGATTAGAGACCGCCATGCCTTTGATCGGAGCATTGCCGGTCAGAGGGAGCGGGACCGAAGGCCCTTTTTGCGGCCAGGGTAGGCAGGAGGTGAAGTAGTCGTGGCGTTTGCCACGTTTGAGCAGCGCATAGTCCGTGTTGAGATCGGGGCCGTCGTCGGTGTTAACGACAACGGAGTCCTGAAGATTTTGGTCACGAAACCATTCGTTCCAAATCAGGTTGTAAGCCCTGTGATGGAGCGCTGAGGTGGGTAAAGGATCGATCAGTGTAGGAAGCCCGAAATAGTCGGACAGGCTACCAGCGAGCCACCCTCCGACCGGAGGGGTGACCGTGGGTATGACGAAGTCAGTGCTGTCGCCTGGGTCCGTTTGCTCGCCGTTGAATTTTTGCCAGTTGTCCCAAAGGAGACGGATCGGCACGGCGAAGAAGAAGGTATCCGCGAAAAGGTTATCCATGAACGGATGCAGCGGAGTAGCGAGACGACCGAAGGCTGTCATTTTGAGATTGAAGGTATCTCCTGGGAGAGCTTCATCGACATAGATCGGCACGAGGTTGCCGGCGTCGAAGGTTGTTTTACAGCCGTGGGAACGGTCGAAGGTTGATCGCGGAATTTCGGCAGAAGGGACTTTTGAAAAGTCGTGCTTCATGACCGAAGGGACAGAGGACTTCATGAGCGTTGCTCCAGATGATGGGTGAGTTCTCGTTTAACCTCGATGGCCTTGGCCAAGGGCGAAGGCGTTTTGTCGAGATCGAAGGAGGCATTTTGGTCATCGTAGGTACCGAGAGAGAAGAGAGTGAAATCTTCCGGGTGCCGGAAGAATTGGTGCTCAGGATCATTCGCAAGGTCTTCGAAGATACGGAGCGCGACACCTGCGGATTGTTGGAAGAAGGGTACCAGATAAGCGTCCGCTTTGCTATCGAATACTGTGAATATACGCTGGATCATTGGTATAACTCCTATTGGTCAAGATTACGGGGCAGTAGCCCCAGTCTAGCTTCTTGGACTTGTTCGCGAACCTTGAGACGGTCGCTGGTATTATTATCTTTGTGCTTGATCGCGGCGCGCTTGCGCCGGCGTCGGAGATCCGCGAACCCGTCAGGGTCGGAGATCTCGTATTGACGATCATAGAATTTCGGAGGTTTGACTGCGTGAGCGTTGATGATCACTTCGTCTGAGGGGAAGACGTCAGACTGAAAGCGGTCGAGCCAGGGGCGACCGATGCCTGGACGGCGTGACATCGTTGTGTATTCGGGTTTGCGGTCGAAGATTTGGCCGGTATCCGGATCGACATATTCATAGTGGTCCTCGGCAGTGGTGCCTGTTATCTTTTTCATAATATAGCGCGCCACATAGGCGGCAGATTGAAAGGTGACGGAGCCAAGGGTACAGTATCCATGTCCCCAGATAGTTGATAAGTCTTCTGAGGTATATAGAGGCACGTCGTTTATTTCTTTCCATAGTCTTTTATCCGCGAAGTCGTGATTGAAAAGGCAGGCGTGATAGTGCGGGCGACCGTAGGATTCGCCATACTCGCCACAGTGGTAGAACCTGATGCCGGCTCCATGTTTTTTGCGGAGCCGTTTCATGAAAAGTTGGAAGTGCCGGAGATCGAGCGAGCGATCGCCAGGGAGATGTTCATCGGAATATGTGAGGGTGACGAAGCAATTATCTTCGTGCATTTGAGCTTCGTGAAGGCAGCGGATTGCCCATTGTCGAGAACGTTCGAGACGGCAACCGATGCATTGGCCGCAGGGTATGATTACAGGGAGATCGGCAAAGCCGGATTTTGGATTGAAGACGACACCCCGAGCGCCATTAGCGCCCGGGGTGCGGGATCGATAACCCTTGAGAGGGTGATAGCAAGCCACGTTAAAGTCGGATCCCGCCTCGCATGGGCGAAGCCCTGTTATTGCGGCGGTGGACTTTCCGTGCGGTTCGACCGAACAGCTTGCGGGATTTCCTGCGGCTCATTTTACGTGGGCGTCGCATTTGTGCTCCTTTCGGGTGGGGTTGGTGTCAGTTAGCCCAGTTACATCTAGTGGGTACTGGGCATATAGACCGCTATTGGTGGTGTCAAGGCACCATATGTTGCGGTTTTAAGACCCCTCAGCGGGGTCAGGAGCGGCGGGAGCCGGTTCCGGGTCCGGTTGGACCTCGGGAGGAGGAGGGGCCTTTACGAGGCCCATTTCGACCATTTCGTCGAGGTTTTCTTCGTCCTGCATGAAAGACAGGAACGCGCCGGCATCGTTTTGAAAACGAGTCCGGACGGCAGATGGTAGTAGGCCGAAGGATTCTTGAGCGGCAAGCACTTGGTTTGCCGCTGAGTGGTAATCGGTCGCTTGGTCGAAATCGCCAAAGCTTGACCGAAATTTGTTGACGTGATCGATGACTCCGGTTTTTTCAAACCGTTTCATAATATTGTTCACGTCGCATTGTTCTTGGAAAGATTGTTTGGTGAGAGACGCCTCGGGAAAGGCGATAGTGACGCGTTCGTGTTTCCCGTATGGGGTTTGAAACCCTGATTTGTTTGTCATGATTATCGGCGTCCTCTGATTGCGCCACGGGCGGACGAAGCGCCGCTGGCGAAGGGATTGAGGGATCGGCCCATAAGGTCCATTTTTTTGAACCATTGGCCGAGTTCGGAGTCGTAGAATTTTTTCGTAGTCTTGGCTGATGTTGCAGCCGCTTCGGCTTGTATTATTTGTTGAGAGAGTAAGTCGTACCGATTTTGGCTTTCCAAGGAAAGAACGGATTGATACCAAGTTTCGGAACGCTTTTTCTCTGTGTCTTGTTTAAGGTTATCGATCTCCGCTGCATTTCTTTTTGCAGCGAGAGCCGAGCTTGAGCCCGCTTGAGCGCCGGTAACAGCAGCGGCCCCGACATTCGTCGGGGAGTAGGACGCACCTCCGGGCGTCCCGCCGCCGCCTTGTTTGTAGGCGAGGATTGGATTTAGGCCGGCAGCTTTCATGTCGGCCATAGTCCGCTGATAGCGGGTTGAGGCCATTCTTTCCT